ATCGTTTGTCTGTTTCTTTTGATAGCACCACGTATGATGTTTTGTACTTCACCTTTGCTTAACTTTATGCCTAGACCCTTCTGTGTGATTTCAGCAATGATCTGTGCTTCTGTTAAACCTTCAAAATAGTTTGTGGATTCTATGCCTGGAAGATTTGGCTGAGCTCCAGCACCTACTCCTGTTTTTTGAGGAGCTACTGCTTTCTTGATTTTGCCAGCTAC